AAGTGGTCAAGTTGAAAAGATACAAGAACAACTTGAAGATATGAGCCATAACAAAGTAAACATAACAAGATTACAAACAGACATGAACAAAGCACTAGAAAGCATAGAACAAATAAAAGATAAGGTTAGACAAAATGGTGGTTGAAACAGTTTTTGCAATGATGATGATTGTAAATGGATCTATGGATGGTTTTATGAAAACAGAAGGTTTATCTCATTGCTTAAAAATTAAAAGAGAGAGTGAGAGGAATTTGGCTGACAATAGAACGAATGTAATTCGTTATGAATGTGGCTTAGTTGAAGCAGAATTAAGACCTGATAGTGAAGGTGAATTAAAAATCTATCGTATTATAGAAAAAAAATAAAGGAAGTAACATGGCAAAAGCAACTGCACAGACAAACAAGGATTTAATTAATAAATTAGATAAAGAGATTGCATTAATTAAAAAAGATATAAGTGTTATTAAATCAAATCATCTTTTTCATATTGAGAAATCAATTAAAAATATACAGATGATTATTTGGACAGTTGGATTTGCTGTGTTCACCAATCTTATTTTATTAGTTAGAAATTTATTGGTTTGAATAAAAAACACCAGAAGGGTACTTCTTCTGAATTAGCTGCTGCCAAATATTTAAGCGACAAAGGTTATTATGTTTTTTTTCGTTTAAGTGTTACATCACCAGTTGACCTGGTTGCCATACATTCAAAAAAAAACGAAGTATTACTTGTAGACGTTAAAACAGTTTCTTTACGTTTGTCAGGCAAATATAAAGGAACAAGAATAAATAGGAGAACTACACCTGAACAAAAAAAATTAGGTGTAAAAATATTATATCATTATGGAAATAACAAATTTAAGCTTGATTGATGTATGGAAAAACCGCATCAAAGAACACGAAGGATTTAGACTAGAGCCATATAATTTAAAATATGGCAATGTTACAGAGTCTTTTCAAACAGGTGGCTATGGTCATAGAATTATACCTGGAGAAGAAATACCAACAACTAAAGAAGGTTGGGATAAAGTTTTTGATAAAGATTTTGAAACTGCTTTTGAAGGAGCAACAAGACTATGCCAGGATATGAAGATGCCAGATGAAAAGTTTGGCTGCTTTGTTGAACTTGCATTTTGGATTGGAGTAACTGGTTTATCTAAATTTAAAAAAACTTTAGCACACGCAAAAAAAAACGAATGGAACGAGTGTGCAGACGAGCTACTTCGTTCCAAATTAGCAAGACAAGTGCCAGGAAGAAGCCAGGCATTAGCAAACATAATCAGAGGAGATTAATATGTGGACTAAATTTGTAGATTTTTGGACAGGATTAAAAAGATCAGTACAACTATTCCTAATGGGAGTTGGAGTGATTATTATTTTAATAATTTTAAACAGCATATTTTAGTATGTGGCAGCTATTAGCAAAACCATTGTTAGGTGTAGTTGCAGATGGAGTTAAAGGTTTTGTTGAAACAAGAAAACTTAAAGGCGAAGTTAAGATTGCACAGATACAAGCAGAGAAAAAGAAAAACGAAGATATAGCAGCAGGTAAAATAAAATGGGAAGCTTCTGCTGTAGAGCAAATGAAGGGATCTTGGAAAGACGAATTTGTTTTGCTTTGCTTAATGCTTCCTGCTGTTGCTGTATTTATACCTGGTTGGACACCACACATCAAAGCAGGTTTCGAAGCATTACACGAACTACCTGATTATTATAAACATCTTTTATATTTAGCTTGTAGTGTTTCTCTTGGAGTAAGAGCTGCTCCTGGAGTTATGGGTATGTTTAAAAAGAAATGAGGAAAGAACATAAAAGTAAAACTGGTGGTTTGACAGCAGCAGGTCGTAGGTACTTTAAAAGAACTGAAGGACTAAACTTAAAACCACCTGTTAAGTCTGGTGATAATCCTAGACGAGCAAGTTTCCTAGCAAGAATGGGAAATGCAAAAGGTCAGGAATACAAAGACGGAAAACCAACTCGATTGTTATTGTCATTACGCAAATGGGGAGCAAGTTCAAAAGCAGATGCAAGGAAGAAGGCAAAGGCAATCTCGAAGCGAAACAAAGCGAAAAAAAAGAGCTGAACTATATTTTGATTTATTTCCTGAAAAGAAACCACAAGAAATGCCTGGTGGTGAAAAAATGATGGATATAAAAAAAAGAAATCGTCAATGCAAAGAATGTGATCCAATTGATCTTGTTCTTGGTATTGGTGATAAGTGGATGTGTTTTGATTGTAAGCATTCTCCATACAAACAAGATGAGTGGATATGAAAAAGAAAACTAAATCTAAAGTTAATCAAGCAGGTAACTATACAAAACCTGCTATGCGAAAAAGATTATTTAATAAAATTATGGCAGGATCTAAAGGTGGTAAACCTGGTCAATGGTCTGGTCGTAAAGCACAAATGTTAGCCAAGCAGTATAAAGCAGCAGGTGGAGGATATAAAAACTAATGCCAAGAAGATTAAGCAAAAAACAAAAGAAGATTGATGTTGCTAGACCATTTGGAAAAATTACAGCAGCAGACTTTAAACGATTAGGAAAGAAAAAGAATGGCTCTAAAAAAAAGTCAAAGAAGTCTTAAAAAATGGACTAAGCAAAAATGGAGAACAAAGTCAGGTAAGAAAAGTAGTGAAACCGGAGAAAGATATTTACCTGAAGCTGCCATTAAATCTATGACAGCATCCGAATATGCTTCTACTACTAGAGCTAAACGCAGAGATACTAAACGAGGTAAACAACATTCCAAACAACCAAAACGCATCGCAAAGAAAACTAGACGATTTAGGTGAAGCGAACAATAACACAGGATATTTTAACCTGGTCTAAAACTTTCGTTGAAAAGCCAAGTGATGATCTTGAAGGTTTACCAGTATGTCCGTTTGCTAAGAAAACAAGAGAAGAAGATAAACTTAAAATTGTTGAAGTAACAGATTCCAAAGATTTTCTTAACCAGGTCGTTGACCAGGCAAAACAATTTGGCAAATATGATGTTGTTATTGTGGCTTGTGCAGATTTATACATCACAGCCGATGAATTAAACGATTATGTTCATGCTCTAAACAAAGTCTTTGTAAGAGAAGATGTTTACCTCATAGCCAGTTATCCTGACGATGAAGTCGTTGATTTTTTAGAAAGTGCTGACTTCGAGCCAGACAATGAATTTTATATGGTTTTGATACAAAGTTATCAAAAGCTTGAAGATGGCAGTTCATCTTTAAGAAAAACAAACTACTACGAGCATTGGTCAAATGATTATTATGCAGATACCGTACTCGTAAGACAACAATACGGAGATATTCATGGCAAGAGGAATGAAGAAAAGAAGTAAGAAAAAAGATGGTAAAATGATGTTTGGCAAAATGGTTAAAACTAAAAAAGTTACCAAAAAAGGCAAAAAGAAAAAATAATGTTTAAAATTGTAGCTGTTGTATGTTTCCTGAACATTCAACCAAATACCAATCTGTGCTTTTATAATGCACAAATTGGTAGAGAAATTGAAGATTGGGAAACCTGCAATCAGCTAGTTGATAAGATCGTAGAAAGAGTGGATCAGCCATTTAAAGATAAAGATGTGGCTGCTGCATTCTCTTGTCAATTTATTGCTTCTACACCGATTTAATTTTGAAATCTTTTCTTAAATTATCATATACCCAATCTCTTGCTTTTTCTGATTTTTTAAATAGTCTTGCTGCATATCGTCTTTGTTCAAGAATAGTTACACTCATTTCTTCCTCACAACCAGTTTGTAAATCTCCCAATGCGTGTAAAAGTATATTTGCAATTTCATTTGGTATTTTAGTGTGTTTAATTTTTTTCATATTTACCTCTAATATATTGTGTACTTTTCAGAGTAAAATTTATCAAAAATCTTCCCTATAATAGTATGTGTTTTTTGCAGGAAAAATTACCAAATATCTTTCCTATTTAGTTATATGAAAAACTAGAAAAAAAGTGCAAACTCATGTATTACTCTCCTCGTATTAAGGAGAGTTGGATGAGTGGTTTAAATCAGCAGTTTGCTAAATTGCCGAAGGGAGCAATCCCTTCCGAGAGTTCGAATCTCTCACTCTCCGCCACGTCTAGTTACTGGACAGTAATATCTATCCTTCCCTTGTAATTTCCAATCCCTATTTTTCCAATCACCATATTTTTTTTTGTTTTTTGAATATTTCATCGTAAAACGGACAGCTTCTCTATATCTTCTGTGCATTCCTTTTAACTGATTTAATTTGTAGTTTTCATTACAATCCATCCACTCACTATTCCAATAAGATAATGCTTCTAGTAATGTATTAGCAACTTCAACAGGTATTTTATTCATAGTTTTTTCCTTGTTTAGAAGCCACTTCATTATGACTTCATTATATGTACGTTGAAATAAGTACCTTTGGAAAAAAAAACTTATTTCACTAACTATACGTGGTATAAACGTGATTTGTTAACCAAATGAGGAAAAAAATTTTGAATAATTACTCAACAAGCACTCAACAGCCGAATCCAACCTGTAAAATAGCCAAAAAATACGGCTTAAACCTCCGATTTATACACAATAATACTCCCAAATATTTCCCAGAAAACAGCCAAAACATACAATCTACATAGTAAATTTATTCATCTACTATCAATATTTACTCAACATTTACTCAACATTTTGATATAAATATCGTCATATTTATTGGAATAAAAATTAATTTATTTCGTTTACTTATCAAGGAGTAAAAAAAAATGAAAACTTATAAAGTAAATGTTCGTGGTGAACAAAAATTTTGTGTCGTTGTAGAAACAGGTGTTGTTGCTGCTAATGGCAGACCTAAAGTTAAAAGGTTTTTTAGTAACAAAAAAAATGTTGCTGTTGAAAATGCAATGGAATTTTTGCGTACTAATGACACTCAACCAGAAGTTACAAAACAAACTAAAAATTATCCTCTAATTAAAGTTTATGATGAATTATGGGATGATTGGAGAGTTAAGGTTGCTCTTAAAGAAAAAAACCCAAAAAAGAAGAAAACCCTCGCACAAGATACAATGACCAGGTACGAGGAGTCTGCGAAGGCACTTTGGAAAGTTCGTAATGAAAATACTAATATTCATGCGATTGATAAAAAGTGGGTAAATCAGTTTATTAAAGATTTAAACTCTTATCAAAGTGAATCACAAGCATATCGTATCTATGCTGTTTTTGAAAAAATTATGACAAAAGCGGAGCAGTTAGATATTATTGAAATATCTCCAACTCATGCTTTTGCTAAAGATAGACCAACTTATACTGCTCATGGTAAAAAATCTATTGATCAGGATGAAATGAAAAGAATACTTAAACAGATCAAGTGGTCTTATGATAAGTATAATTCTCAAACTGCATTTTTATTATTAATCCAGGCACATACTGGAGCAAGGTGGGGTGAGATTGCAGCTCTTACTATTGGTGATATTGATTTCAAAAAAAACAGAATTTCAATTAATAAATCAAGATCGGCAAAAACTGGTAAAGTTGGATTAACTAAATCAGGTCATTTAAGATCCGATGAAGCTGATTTGGGTGAAAGAGTTGTGCCAATATTTCCGCAATTTACTGATATGATTGCAGATTATATTGATCATTCTAATCTTAAAAATGAAAATTTATTTGATTGTACTTACAAAGTTACACAAGATACTTTTATTGCTGCTTGTAAAAGAGCAGGGAGTACACAAAAAGAAACAAAGATATTTAGACGTTTTGTTTCAACCAACCTTCGTAAGCAGGGAGCTACTCGTGATGATGTCAGATTGGCACTTGGTCATAGCAACGATGCTACGCAGGATATTTATGTTACTCATTCTTATCAAAATGCAGATAATCATGCTGCAAAGCTATTCAAAGCATTAAACAGCTAATTTTTGAATCCTTGATAAGCTTTTAATATTGGGAGGTCTAATCATACAGACCTCCTTCTTTTTTTGCTTGTACGGTCAAATATGAGCTTCTTTTTCAGAAACATTTATGCAAATTATGTAGTTTTCGTAAATATCTGACTAAAGTTGATGCTTGTACCGTTCTTTCATTCTCTAATCTTGGATAAAGTTTTCTTACTCTAAAAGTTTTCATATCTTTATAAAAAATTAGCATTGCAGGAATTTTGCTTTGCCTAGCCAACTTCATAACTGCCGTACAATTTTTGTATGTTTGACCTTTATCGTATGCGTGTTCAATTAATAATAAAGTTTGATAACATTTACTGCATACTTCAACCAAGTCTATGTCAACAGCAGCCAAATTATCAATTGTTCTATGCCATTCGTTAAATGGATTTCCCTTTTCAAAATAAGTATATCTAGGCATTAAGATAACCTATTGCTTTTTTCATTACTCCTGGATCATCATTAAACAATCCTATTGCTGTATTGCAATTTGGACAAAGCACTCCTCGTACTTCTCCTGATTTATGACAATGATCTATTGATAATCCTTTTACAAATTCTTTTTCATTTCTTCCGCAGCATTGACATTTTTTTATTGCATTTAATTCTTCATATTTTTCTTCTGTAATTTTGTACGTTGTCATCATTCTTCTTTTTCTGACTAATTCAGGAAACTTATGATAAAATTCTTTTCTTTCTTTTTTTATTTTTTCTTTATTTTTTAAATAATTTAAACGATCATATTCTCTTTTCTTTTCAATATCTTTTGATCTAATTTGTTTTAAATAATTTTTATATGCTTCGTGTTTCTCCGGATGTTTTTTCCAAAGTTTTTGTCTTGATAATCTTGTTTGCTCGTTTTTACACAAACGACATTGATTTCTTAAATATCCATCAAATCTAAATTCTGTGTGCGGAAATTCTTTGTTACAACTTTTGCAGACTTTCATTCATCTTTTTTTTTCACGATGCTATCTGGTAAAATATTCAATTTCTTTTTTAATTCGTAGTTCTCAATACGCAGTTCACTATTCTTATCGTATGCTTTTTCTAATTGTTTGCTGACAAATTTTAGATTAGTTTTTAATTCTTTTATTTGTTCTTCAGGATCTTGCTTCGGCATCTATAATAGTTATTTTTTTTGACTTCCTAATAAAAGATTCACCCTGATCAGTTAGATTCAAACTTCTTTTTTTATATTTGTCTTTGTAGATATACCCTCGTTCAATCAATCCATTACAACATTGTGCAACACTCGTATAAGAAGTTATTTCTAATCCATCCTGGATTTCTTTTAGCGATGGAGAGTAATCGTTTTCTTCCCAAAAATTATGTACGAATTTTAATACCTGGCTTTGTCTTGGAGTCATGCTTTAACCTTTTTCTTTTTATATTCAATTAGCTGCACAACTTTTTTAGAAATTTGTTTTGGTATACGAATTATGGGTAAAGGAAATTGATCCCAACCATATTTTTTACGCAATATTTTTTCAATTAAATCTGTATTCATAAATCACCATTCTTTTTCATTTGTAGTGCGTTGGTCATAGATAGATATGCAGCTCCATCTATGTAATTATCTCGGCTATACGAATCAGGATTAGAAGCTCTTGCAATCTTAACTCCTGCCATACACAAAGTTACCTGGTCAGCTCGAATAGGTGTTTTTAAAATTACACTCCATATCTTTGCAATATCATCGTGGTTTTTATCAAACTCACCGTAGATACTTTTTCTTTCACCACTAACCAGGAGATCAGCTTGTTCAAGAACTTCTGTTACTTGATTATATAAATCCATTATAAATCTTGTTCTCGCTTATCTAACATTTGTAAGCCAATATATTTCATATCGTTTTTGCTTACATTTTTATAACCTTGTAATTTTATGGTTTCTCCTTGTTTAACATCACGAGAAACTTTTAAAGATCCGTAATAATGATGCTTTGCGTCAGCATCTTTGTTTGGCATAATATTTCCTTTACCTTCTTTTAATTCAAATTTATCCATTATATATCCCATCCATCGTCTGTTGGTTTATTGCGATTTATTTTTTCTTCGTGATTTTTGTAAACTCCTTGCAACTGTTCGTTGTTATCTATTTCATTTTTAAAT